TTCAAATTGTTTAAATGTTTTAGTCATTAATTACTCCATCCTTTTGGCATTGTAAAGTTAGCTCTACTAAATTCCATTCTGTCAACTAACTTAACTGCTCCTGCTATTTTATCTACTGCTACATATCCTTCTGGACTTGTTACTCTATAACCAGTAGAAGTTTTTAAAAAATGTCCTATGCTTTGTATTTCACTCATCTTCTTTATCAAAAAGTCTTTAGCATTTTGTAAAGTAACATGAGAGGCAACAGCCATCACTAAAGCATTTCTATTTCTATCTATAAATTTTAAATTTGTTGCTAATATATCTTTGTACTTTTGTTTTCCGTTATCTGTCTTCTTACTATCAATCTCTGCTTGTAGAATATTAATATAATAATCTCTAAACATATCTACTAAAGTTCTAACTTTGGCCATATGACCAGATGATCCTCTTATGTGATGATTGAAGAAAGTTTTTAATCTAAATCCTACACCTAAACCATCAGCAGATGTCTCGCTCATTATATCTAACAACGGTGCTGCCTTTGAAAGTGAACCTTCTGCCATTCTTAATTTTGCGTTGAATTGTGCTAGTTCGTTTCTTGTAAGTTTCGCAGAACCAGATACATCTTTGTAACCAGCACTCGCTAGAAATACATTAGTTGCTCTACCTCTAACTGTACCAAATCCAGCTGTCATACTATCTAAAGTCTTACCTGTGTATTTTGTGTGAAAAACAATTCCCATTCTTGCTCTACTAATCTGTCTACCAATACTAGAGTTTGCTTGAACAGCATATGTAATTGTATTAGGTGTAAATGAAATCATATCATCACCATCTAAAGTAATTTTTTTTAAATCTGATTGTGCGAATAGAAAGTCACCTTGTAATACGCCTTTGATACCTAGACGTGATAATTCTTTTAATGCGATTGATAGTTTAGACGCTAATTCGCCAGAGTGATTTTTTCTTATATCTGCGTTAGTGTAATTTACTTTAGGATTTTTATTGAATACTGATTTTGTTCCGACAAAGAATTTGTCATTTTCTGGATTAATACCACAGATGATAGCTGGAGCGCCATCCCATTTAACTGTCATATTAACTTTTTTATTTGAAGAACCTGCGAGCATATCTCTCACCGATCTTAAAAAGTTTAACGCATTTTGCCCACCCTTTGATCCACGATTTATTATATCGTCCTCTAGGTGTTCTAAATGTGTGTTCCTATCTTGTGTTGTAAATCCCTTAAAACTAAACATCTTTCTCTCATTTTATCCATTACTATATCCACTTGTTCCATATAAATCAATTGTTTATTATATTTATAAGACTAAACCCTTGTCCATAGGAATTTAGGTACACCACCATTGGGTTCCCATACTTTATGTTTGTTTTGAAACTTAACTAGATTATGTGCGTCTTCTTCAAAGAAGCACTCGCTAATAACATTCTTTGTGGGTTTCTCAATAACTTGCCATATAATATCTTCACCTCTCTTTATCATTTTCTTTGTATATGATAAATCAGGTTGTTCATTATTAGGTCGTTTGTCGCCTCTATGAAATCTTACTTTTTGTTTTTTAGCCATTAAAGTATATTCATGTCCCAACTAATTATTCTTTTAACTTGTTTTGATTTATGAGGTTCAGTAAAATGTCTAATAAATTTTGGTGTAATAACTATATCACCTTCATTAACTTTTAATGGATAATATATTGTTCTATCACTATACCAGTCATTCCAAGGTTGTATATATTGTGTTACTGATCCATCTTTAGGCATATTTAAATACAGTATGCCAGCTAACCCTACTGATCCATGATCGTGTGGAGTATGATAGTCACCCTTTTTATATGATACTGACCATATATCTTGTAAGTGAATATCTTTTTTTAGTTTTTGAGACAACATACCTAATTCTTCAGCCATAATATTATTAAAAGCATCAGCAAAACCTGATCTGTCTTTTTGTCTATTTGTAGAAAAGGTTTGTAGACCATGTTTTCTTTCTGGAAATGCTTTACATAATTTTTCTAATTGTGGTTTCTTCTTCTTAAAATTTAAAGTAGGTATTGACCACATTGGAATTGTAAATAAACTATTTTCAATCATTAATTAATCTCCTTAACTTTTACTTTTTCGTTATAATCTAATCCTATTTTTTCCATAACAGTATTAAAATCTTCTTCTACGTGCCAAAAGTTTTCTTTTGACCATAATGCTACTTTGTTTTCTTTTGTTAAATCTCTATAAATGGTGACAATATTATCAACATTAATAACTATATCCGTTCCTTCAAAGGGTGGATTGGCGTTTGTAAATACTACAAATTTACTCATTATTTCTCCTATAATTTAAAATCGGAAAACTTTTCGTATGATTCTTCGGGAGATGGATAGTTTTCCTGTTGTTTAAGTTCTTTACCACCTACTATATTTTGTGCTGAATTTTCAGTATCGTACAAACGCATTTTAGCTCTATCAACACCTATAATGAACGACCTGTTTATACCAGGGTCATTATAACGATTTTTCAATTGTTTTACTTTCATTTGACCCAGACCTTCTAGTTCTTCATTTGACATAAGAGCAAACATAAAGTCAGCAGTTGCTGGTAGACCAAATGATTCTGAAGTATCTTCTAAACCAATATCTGTACTTACGAAACCCGTTCTAGTTGTTTGTGTTGCACTAAAGATTGGAACATCATGTTCAACAGCAAGACCTCTTAATTCTTCAGCGATTGCTTTGATATAAAAATAAGATGATATATTACCACCTTTAAATCTTGCACTAGCACAGATGTTTAAATAATCAATGAAGATGACTTGTGGCTTAAAGCTTTTCTTTAACGCTAGTTCATTTATTAGTGCTTTGAAATGACCACTATGAGCTGACGCAGTAGGATACTCTTTAATAACTAATCTACCATTTGTCTTATCTTCTAATTTTTTAACTTTACTATCATACAATTCTTTTGGCATACTTCTAATATCGTCCATTGATATATCAAATAAATTTGCGTCTATTCTTTCAGCGATACGTTCTTCAGCCATTTCTAAAGTAATGTATAATACATTTAAACCTTGTGTTAAGAAAGATGAAGCAGCATGACACATAAACAAAGACTTACCAACACCAGTACCAGCCAAAGCGATATTCAAAGTTTTACTTGGTATACCACCTTTTGTAATTCTATTGAAGTATGATAAATCAAATGGGTATCTTTTTTCTTTAGTGTGGTACCAATCAAATCTATCTTGTGCGTCTTCTATATAATCGTGGCCAACGTGTTTATCAAAACTTACACCTAACGCATCACTTAATAAACTAGGTAATGACTCTGGTGTTCTTGTTTTATCTTTACCTTCTAAAATTGTAATACCTTCTAATACAGCATTGTGAACAGCTCTATCTTTACAAAACTTTTCTGTTGTGTCTAGTAACCATTTTAAATCTGTATCTTCTTGTGATATACTAGCAACTAACTCTTTAACATCTTTATATTCTGTTTCGTTTAAATCTTTTCTATTATTAAGTTCAATTAATATAGATTCTTTAGTAGGTAAATTATTATAAGTGTGTAGAAACTTTGATACTTCAGAAAATAATATCTTCTCATCTCTTTTAGGAAAATATGTTTCTTTAAGAAATGGAATAGCTTTTCTTGTAAAATCTTCATTAAAGAAAAGATTATTTAATATTGTATGTTCTATTCTATCATTCATGCGTAATGTAAATAACTTCCTATTATATATTTTGGTTTCTTAATTGGCTTATGACCTATATGTTTATGTGTCCATAATGGTGGAAACATTAGTAACGTACCAGCCTTTGGTTGTATCATTGTATCATATTCTGGGAAGCTTGTCAACCCTCCCTCGTTGTCATTTAGATATAAAAAGAATACTAAAAATCTTTTAGCACTAGCATAATCCATAACATCAACATGCTCTTTAAATTCATCTTTATCGTTTACTTCATACTTCTTAAATCTAATTTGTTCCCAACCGAATCTCTCTGGCCAATTATGAGTAATTTTAAATCTTTCAGCATATCTATCAATGTATGGTCTTAATGTAGTGTATATTATTTTTTCATACTCTTTCCAATCTTCATATGCATTTATATTAATTTCAGTAAATGATCTATGGTCTTTTAGTTCTGTCTTTTGCCATTGTATTCTACTGTCTTCAAACTTATCAATAAGGTGTGTACATTGTTCTTTAGACAATACATTATCATATGTTACTATAAAATTATTTTCCAAAATCAGCCTTACCCTCTTTTAATTGTTGATCTACTATTTCAACAAGTATATCTCCAATGTAGTTTCTAAAGTCTGCAGATAATATATCTTCCTCATTAGGATTTGTCATAATGTCATATGTAAATCTTAATGGTATCTCACCACTATCTAATGGTTCTGTTTCAAACGCTACCTTGTTATACTTGTAGATGATACCTTCGTATTGTCCATCTAAAAGTTTTACACAACTAAAATCGTCACCTTCTTTTTGAGCAAAGGCGTATCTTTTAATTGGTGTCTTCTTCGTCTGATCCGTAGAGGAATTTTCTTTTTGCTGTTTCATCTATTTTGTCTAATACTTCTTTTGTAAAATATTTTTCAGGATTGTCGTTGATATTTTTACCAAAAACTTTAGAACCATCTGGCATTTCATATCTTGTAGATACTTTCTTAAAGACACCAGCTTCTTCGCCGAGTTCTATAAGACCATAATATTTGTCTAAACCTGTCTTGTAAGTAAGCTTGACATCTATCATTGCGTTCTCTTTTGTTAACCTAGATTTAAAATTTTTACAATGTATAATATTTCCAACGACCTCAGTACCTTCTTTGTCTTTTCTTTTGCTGAGATAGATGATTGATGAGGCAGCGTATTTTAAACCACTTCCACCGCCCATTTCTTTTTGAGGGAACATTGAACCTATAACGTCATATGTGTGGTTAGTCATAATCATTGGTATATTTGCTCTACCAAGTTTCAATGTTAATACTCTAAATGTTGATTTGACTATCTGCGATCTAGTCATATCTCTTGTTTCTTTACCTGCGGCAGTATCTTCCATTTCTTTTGTAGTAGATAACATACCTAAACTGTCAAGTACAAACATTAAAGGTTTTCTAGTCTTCTCTGTTTGTTCAATATATTTGTCTAATATTTTGATTGACTGGTTTCTAAATTCTTGTACTGTGGCAACTGGTACGATAACCATTCTTTTAGAATCAATACCTCTAGCCTCAATCATTTGTTTTGAGATAGCACTTTCTGATTCAAAATAGATAATACCTGCGTCAGGATCCTTATCTAAAAATGCTTTACATATACCTAGTGCGAAAAATGTTTTACCTGTTGCTGCTTCACCAGCGATTGCTGTAATCTTATTACTTGGCATACCACCATAGATAGTACCAGACAATAATGCGTTAAATGAATAAGAGCCTGTGTCTATAAAACTTGTTACATCAGCACTATCAATTCCATCACTTACTAAACCAGCATATTCATTACCAGTTTCTTTAATTATATCTTTTAAAAAATCACTCATTCCATAACTCCTATAAATTTATGTTCTTATTATATATCATTCTACTTAAAATGTCAACCCTTAAAATGCTCATCATCTTTTGGTATCATAATCTCTGGTAGAAAAGCTTCACCTTCTCCTTCAATTCTTAAATTAGGGTCTTCTGGCACATAACCTTTTTTAGGCTCTTCATAGTCTCTAGGTTGTACTCTTGTCCATAATAGATTTTTTAATTCATCTATTGAAATATTACCAAAATCATTATAAACTCTATTTTGAAACTTGTCAGCCATATGATAGATTACTTCTCTATTGTATTCTATTTTTCGCTGATAATCCCAATACTCTTTTAGTTCTTCATACTTCGCTTTAGGTATCGCCATAGAAATATTTATTATTTCTTTAAAGCAACAATACCAACGAAATTAAAGTTTTGCCAAAAAGTATGTATTTCAAAGCCAGCATCTTGTACCATTTTATACAATTCAGTTTTTGTATTTGGTTTCATCATATGTCTTAGCGTCACTTCTTTGTCAAGTATTTCTTTATCAGAAAAGTGTTGTCTTTTATAATCGTAAAACATAAAGGTCATCATATCTTGTACTCTT